GGTGATATTCTTTTGAAGTAGTGTCACCAGCAAGTGCTAACTCATAAAGACGATCCTCCGCCTCTCCGAGTCTGGTTGTTAGTGGTTCAACACCTTTAAATACATCTTCAAATTTTGCATCAAGATTTTCAGCACTGTCAGCAGCTTTTTTTACTCCTGTTGATAATGTTTCAAATTGCTTTGCAGCTTCATCAGCGTTCGTGTTTATGTCTATGTCTATAGTTCTTTTTTGAGCCATTGGATATGTTCTTTATTTTTAGTCTTTAATATCTGCATTCTTTTCTTCTGCTTGTATATTCCTTTTATCCCTTTCTCATAATTGTATAAGCCCTTTGCTATTTGCACATCGTGACTGCCTTCGTAAAATTCGTCTATTTGTAGTAAATCTATTATGTGTTTTAACATTACCCTTCTTGTTGTATAAATATTTGATTCGCTGCCGTTGTGCCGTCAGAGAACGTGTAAGTAACTAATAAGATAATTACCGTGTCGTTTGCACCTTCAGTTCGTAGTTGTTTAGTTGCAATGCTTCCAGCGTTCTCGTCCGTTATGTTATCTGTTCCGTCTTCCGTTACGATTAAGTCAGTAGCGGTGTTCACAGGTAAACATACTTCCACTCTCCTTTCTTGCGTTATTGTACTTGGTGATATTGTCACACCAGCAGTCGTTGTTGTTATTGTAGCACTTACTACACCGTTTGGAAACAATATGTCTATATTCAAACATTGTGCGCTGTTATCTGGTACTATTACTTCTGGTATTATGCCACCGTCTGCAATTAGTTCTCTAAAGTCATTAATTAAAACTAAATCTACATCGCCTGTGTTTAGGTTGCTTTTCATTGATTCAATCATATATCGTTTATCACGAATTATTACACGATCATTTAATTGAAGTCCTGTTAATAAACTAATAGGTAAATTCGTCTTTACGTTGGTTCGTCTATTTTTTAGGTTGTATAGGTTGGTTAAATACGGTGCGTAATAAACACTAAACAAGGTGTTTGGTATTGGCTCTAATAAAAACGTACTTATATCTGCGTTAAAGTTTAGTGTAAAGTCGCTTGTGCCTAAACGTAAGTCTTGACCAAACGGTATGTATGTAGTCATATCAGTAACGCTGCTGCCGTCATTAAAACGCCATTGTGCGCTTGTAGTATCATACGCATACATTATCATAGGTTTTGGTATGTATGTTTGTATGTCGGTGTTTAATCTTTCGCCTATTTGCAAGTCCGTGTTTTCAAACTTTTGCATCATCATATTTTCAAAAGGCAAATCAATCTTATATTCGCCACCGTCATAATCATATAGTTGGCTCGTGTTTCCGTAGTCACGACCGCCTGTAATATCTCTAAACGCTTCGTTTGTTGCGCATTCGCTTTCTTGATATGAAAAGCTTATGTTTTTAAATAACTTAATACGATCAATCTTAGTGCTTTTAATATCGGTGTATTCTGTTATATCTACAATAGCACCTTTTTTATACCAATCGTCTAAAGGTTCTATTTGGTAAACGTCTTTAGCAGTTCCGTAGCACGTTAAATTAAACATCTGTAGAATCCCTTTGAAGAAGTCTACTATCTTTATATCTGGCAAATAATTTAATACGCTTAAAGTTGCTGTAGTTGAAACAGATGCCGTAGCCGTAAATTCATTACTAACTAAATCAGCACCACCACTATAAAAATAGGTTGCACTTTGCTTGTATTCTATAAGCATCGTGCCTGTCATTGGTGCAGTAGAACGAATAAAAAACTTGAATTCTATTGGTGTAATTAATACGTCATTACTGCGTTGAATTTGTAGTGAAGTACTTGAACTAACATCATAAGTCTGCGTTAAGCTTCCGTTTTCGTAAACATCAATAAACGCATCTACACCAGCCGTTGGATTGTTTAAAGATATATTTATAATATGTTTTGAATTTATAAAATTGCCACCAGCTGAAGTAACAGTTGGAAACGTAACAGATGGAACATATTGGGAAAGTGTTAAGGTGTCGTTATCTATACTAAAATAATCTGCCGCAGCTAAAGAGTTATTATTGTTTAATGGGTTCGTGCTTAGCGTAGATATGTCTATTAATAAGGGCTTTGAATTAAAAGTAAATGTTTCTGCGTTTTGACAATACAAATACGCCCTTCTGAATCTTTCGTTGTTTAGAAAGCTACCGTTAAAAGTTATTCCGTATTGTGTTTGTAATGCGTTGAATATTTGAAAAACTGCAAGTGCTGGAAATAACTCATTGTAAAGTATAGAACCACTCCCTGTGCTTGGTTTTATGTCCGTGCTTCCAGTATCGCCGTAAGTTAAGTTTCTTCCAACTATTAAAGGAAAACGTATTGTATGTTCAGTTGCATCGTCCGTTATTCTTTGGCTAACTTGTGCAAATGTGTACGACATATCCGTACTACTTAATGCAGTTATGTCTACAAGTTTAGATTCGCCAAACGTATCTTTTAAACTTGCTACGTCACCGTAAAAAGTAATCTGGTAAGAGTATGGTTCGTTATTTCGTACTTGCGTTTTTTCCAAGCTTATTTTACCCCTTCTAAATGTAGTTAGATCAATCTCTATTAATGCTTCACGTCTTACGTTAAAGTCAATAGTTGCGTTTACGTCATTTTGGTAAAAGTGTTCAAATACTTGGTTATTGTTTGGAGTAGCTGGAACAGTAAAAGACTGACTAAAGTCTGTAAAAACAGCAGCGATGTCTTGCACATTTTGTTGTATAGATGTTACGTTAATTTGTTCGTCATCAAACAAATCTAATTTAACCCCCTCTATGTAAACAGATACACCTCTCATTACGTTACGTTGTTTATAAGATCAAAAGCAAAATCAAAGTCAAGTGTATAGTTCATAGTGCCGTCATTTAAACCTGTTTGCTTTACAAGTGATTGTGTTTTCACTTTAGCTGGTAAGGCATTCGTGTTTGTGTCAAAATCTAAAACGCTAATGTGTTCACTCAACATCAATTGTTGTATATATTCTGCGTAGCCGTCATTTACAAAACCACTATTTAGTTTGATACTTTCGTTTCCTGTCTTATTAAATTGCTTCATTTGTCCTCCATCACTTGTTGGGCTGTATGGCAAGGTCTGAGGGTTAAATTTATATTCGTTGCTTTTTATTGCTGTAGTTCTTTTGTTTACTTTAAACCAAAACATTCGTGACCAGCTTCCGTGCTTGTTTACAAAGTCTACTACAATAGGACTATACTTTGGTTCACATACAGGTTTGAACGTAGCAGTCCAAACTACATTTGAACTTGTATTGATCATTTCTACTTTATTACCGTGTGGAAGGTTTCCTGTATATACCCTTCCGAACACTTTAACACCAGCAGCGCTTATTGTAAATTCTTGTACGGATCCTGTGCTTAAATTTGTATATCTTATTTTTTCGCCTACATCTAAATCAGCATCAAAGCTTCCAGCAAGTGCGTTTCTTTGCGTTGTACTGAACGAACTATCGTAATGGTATAGATATGTACCTTCGTCTAAAAGAACATCTTGCTTGACCGTGTTTTGCCCTTCCATATATTCAGAGTAGCCGTTTACGAATTGTCCTGTATCAGTTCCTAAAAGTGTGTAAGTGCCACTCACGTTTTTGTATCTTTTTATTGCATAGTTTACAAGATAGTTTGTACTTGTTGCCGTGTCAAAAAAGTTTGCCGTGTCATAGTCATAACCACCCATTGTAAAATACTCCCTGACATAAGGCGAAACATTATAGTACGTCTTTACGTTGTTCGATGCTGGAATAAGTTTTTCAAGTGTGTATTGTGGGTTTGCTGGTTGGCTTCCTGTGTTCCATAAGAACAATTCTATTTTAGAACCTGTTTGTCCACTTTCAGAAATTTCTACTATAAACGGTGATCGTGCTAAATTCATTTATTAAGTCTTTTAAAGTTTTCGTCTGTTATTTGTGTAAATAGTTTTTCCATATCTAGTCCGTATTTTTCTACCAATTCTTGTGGCAGTCGCTTGTAGAATTTTTCAAATGGCTTTGTAAAAAACAAGCTTGGTTTTATACCTTTTGAATAAATACTTCGTGCTATTAAAAATGTAATTGATTTTCTAAAGCCAACAGAACTTATGCTGCGACCTGTAAACTTGCCTTTCTTTCTTGGTGCTAAACCTTTTCTTATAACCCATTTATCAAATGCTTTAGGTGGTGGCATTTTGTCCGTGTATTTGTAGTTGTCTAAACTGCGTCCACTTTTTTTACCTTTAACCCCTCTATCTTGATAAAAGCCGTAGTCTTCCATCTCGAAGCTAATCTGTATACTATTTTTAGATTCTTTAACAACACTATTTAAGCTTTTACTTAATTGCCCTGATGCTTGTATAGGATATTTTCTATTTAAGCCACTTGATAAGTTTCTTTTAGCTTCACGAATTACGTTATCTCTAAAGTCGTTTAATAAATCTTGTATGTTTTCAAATTCTGCCATTAGCAAATAGTCATCGAATTACTTACTAAAATATCTACCGTTAAAGTTGCACCAGCTAATTTGTTCTCAAATCGTTCTGTAAAAAATTCAGCACTTGGGTTGCCGTCTACTTGAAACGCATCGGTGTATAGTGTGCCACGTCTTAACAACTCATAACACCTGTTAAGAACTGCTAACTGTGTATTGATTATGTATAGTTCGTTATCGTTGCCTTCAAACTTACTTGTGGTTTCGTCTTTTGTTATGTCCACAATATCCATAGCTAAAATACTAATGTTGTATCTTATTACGTTTTCTTCAAAGGTTGCGCTATTTACGATCAAGTGAACCAATGGGAAAATGGTTTGCTTTGATAAATCCACTTCAAATATATCGCCTTGTGTAACGGTGTTTACTAATTCGTCTGCGTCAAAGTGTGCTTTTAGTTTGTCTATAATATTAAAATAATTCATAATATATATTATCTTCTCATTTGTTGTTTAAGTTCGTTTGCTTCGATTTGGTTTTTTTGTTTTTCGAAGGTAAGATAGGTGAGACATTTAGTAAGTCTGTAGCTTGTAACTTCGTCAAATCTGGTAATATCTCCTTTAGCAAGTGCATAGATTGAATTATACCATCCCCATTGTTTACTAAATTGTTGCCTTTCGCTGTACTGCTGGAAGTCATCGTCTTCAGTTCGTTCTGTAAATAATTGATTGTAAGATTCAGTAATTCGCTTCCTAAAGTCCAAAAAAAAACCGAACTACTAATTGCTACATCTAAAGGTGCAAACTTCATTAGGTCTTGCATATCTTCGTTTGGTTCGTAGTTTACAATCGTGTATGTGTTTCCGTGTTTTTCTTTGATTGGTCTATACATAACAGCCATCGCTTTGTGGTATGTTTTCCAATTTTGTAAATGGTGTTCTAAATCTACATACTCGCCAAACGTAATCTCATCGAGTTTTGGAATAAAACCGAACTCAATATTTTTAATTTTAAACTGCCGTATAAGCTTTGGCTTTTCGCTAAACACTTTTGTAAAGTGTGCAATTAGTTCGTTTAAGTGCTTCATCTTTATCTTGCCTACATCTTTTAAATCTATGCCACAGAATATTTGTATCATTTTTTGTGCAATAAATTCGTCATCGTTAGATGCTTCTTTCGTCTTTATAAATTGTTGATACCGTGATAAAGGTATTTCGCTTAATGATGTAGGTAGTAATAAATCTAACTTCATATATTAATAACTTATTTTTCGTGTTTTTGTAATAGTGCTATAAAATTGAATACGAACCATAGTTTTTGTTCATACCCAAAGTTTCCATTTCGTGATAACGGACGGCATCGATTGCGTGGTCGAAGTTGGCTATCGGTTTGTTTAGTCGTTTACCTGTTTTGTCGGTGTCCCAGCAGTAGCTTCTTAACTCTTTGATTAAGTTCGTGCTTTGTGATGTTACTAAATAGTCTTCACGCTGCATTACATCAATACCGTAGTTGATTGAATCCTTGCCTTTTGTTACACCTTTAATCGTTATGCCGTATCGTTGTATGTCGGCTATACTTTTTGGCTCGGCACTATCTGCATATACCGGTACGTTTTTAGGTAGCAGTTTTGCTATGTCGCTATTTAGTAAACCTGTTTGGTATGTTACTTCGTTTAGTATTCGTGTTTCGTTAAGTTTGTATACTTCGATTATAGAAGTAGGGTCATTCGTGTAACCAAAGTCCATTCCGATTCCGATTAATCTTGCTTCATCTGGTATTGTGTCAATTCGTTTCCAATTACTAAATACAACGCCTTCTAATTGACCCATTTCGCCGTCTACATAAACACGAACCCAATTCTTCCAATAGTTGCTTGTAGCTGCTTTCTTTATGTTCTTCTCTATTTGGCTTATAATACCCTCATCAAGTGCTTCATTATCTTTGTATGTTAAGATAATTTTCTCGGCATCTTGTTGACCTTCAAGTTCTGTTTGAACCCAAAATTCTGCCGTAGGGTTGTAGTCTAAAAATACTTCGTCTTTTGTTCTAATTGACATTTCGTTGAAACTTTCAAAACTTATATTATTACACTCGTTTATGTACAGAATATTTCTACGCCCACCACGAAGTTTACTTGCATC